GTAACATTGGCCGTCGTACCTAAAAGGTACAATCGGTTATGGATAAACCCAGCTCCAGAGCTTGGCTTTGCATACTCTGTGCTCGACTTTGTGTCGGGCTTCGAGGGCACGGTCAAACTGAATTGCAACCTGCCGCAAACGGCACGGCTGCTCCGGAATACTGCGATCCGTACTTCTGTCCGCCGTGTCATCGACACAGCGGTAGATACTCCTAAGGTTCGCTTGCGTGTTTCCATCACCCCGCCGCAGGCTGGCAGCCTTGCGGCAATGTTGCTCTCTGGCGGGTAGCCAGAGGGCCCCCACCGTAATGAACGGTGGTCCATGGAGACAACAATGAGAAGGAAAGAAATAAGAAAGAACCCCGTGACCGATCAGCAGCTTGAACAGCTTGCCGAAGAGGTCATGGCGCACGCCGGCGAGAAGCCGACTGCGGAAGAGCAGGTTGCAGCGAAATGGCGGGCGTACAACGTCCTCCATAACTGCTGGAATCCCGCTCTCGCCTACACAACTCCACTCTCGGAGATCCGGAGGCGCATTCAGGCCCCCGAGTCCCGAAAGGGAAGTTATAGGCATCGGTTGCTAACGAGTGTTAGCACCGATTCGGAGCTTCTTATCCTGAACCGTCTGTACGAGATGGCGAAGATAGAAGCTACACACATCCGCCAGTGGTCCGGTCACGGATCGAAGCTGGATGAACCGGTAATATGCGCAGGCCAGCTCCTCAACAAGGAGGAGGCTCGCGCGTACAACGCGCTCATGCAGATCGGCTATGACCCGGACGATACTCGCGGTCGTGTGGATCTCCACACTTCGCTGGTCGTCCAGATGGTCTTCCATCTCATTGGGCTCTATAAGAAAGGAAAATAAGGATGAAAATCCTCATTCCCCGAGTCATCAAACGCAACCCTAGTGAGGCTGATCCTACGGAGTATTCGACAACAGTCGACTCCAGTCAGATTAGCTTCAGCGAGGTTGCGCAAGGCCACCACGTCGGCCTGGTCCCAGTCCAGTATAATCTCAACGGACAGAAGTTCGCCGAGAAGCTGGTTAAGATCCAAGTCGATGCGGAGGCCTCCGACAACAACCGTGGCGCGAGGCGGATCATGCTGAAGGTCTCCCTTCCGTATGGTCGCGCCGTGCTCGACAACACTGGCACTCATTACGTGCTCGACACCGCATCAAGCGGCTCGATCACGGCTCATGTAGTCCTGTCGGTGCCTGCAAGGCTCCGTACAGATCTGCTCGAGCAGAATGATGTGACAGTCAGTCGAATCGCGTCGTCGAACGTCGCGCTCGCACTACGCCTTCTGGGTATAGTGATGAGCAATGCGACACCGACGGCATCTGCCGCGTCGCCAGCATCCGAAGATGGCGCCCAGCTCGACGAGCTGGTCGACAGTAACGGAGGCTACGCGTTCGTGGTGGATGGCCCGCATACCACCCATCCCGGTGGTGGCGACGACCTCGCCGACATCTCGTCTGGCGGGGGAGTGCGCGACCCTGTGAATGGGTATCTGTCTACGACTTTCGGCACGGACGGACTGTCCGTGGACGCAAGGCGTAACAGTGCGAGCATCGCTGCTGCGGCGAGGGACCCGATCATGCGGGGCCTTTATGGCCTCGTACCGATCGAGGAGAACTCGCTGATTGTGCAGCGGACCACGGTCATGGCGCCGTAAGGCGTCTTGCAGGAGGCATCCCATGTGGCCATATGATGACTACACTTGGTGGGTTGATGCAATCCACTATGCTACCTGTCCTTCAATGCGAAACCGGAGCAGTTTCTGTTCCGGCTCCGTTGGCGCGCCGAGCCTGGAGGAGTTGAACTCCTCCTGGACCGACGCACTCTCAGTGCTCCGCACTGGAGAGCTAACGGTAGATGCGGCTATCCCTTTCCTATTAAGCCGAAAGGCCCTTAGGAAGTGGAAAATAGCACCGGCAAGTCTTGCTCGAGTTCGCCGCCGGGAAGCCATCGCTGGTTTCCTCGCCAGGAACAAGAGCAGCCACTTAGAAGAGCCCATCCCTTACCCATACAGCGTATGGATGAGGGAGGTTCTTCAAGAGTGGTTACCGAGACCGACCGTGCTGGACCCGGTAACGGGTCGCTTCGGCCCTGGAGCCTGCGCTGAGCGTTATACCCATGCAGAGAGGATGTTGCACCTCTCTCATTGGGAAGCTCAGCTATGGTACCATTGGCCTGAAGTTCCGCATCCGCGGTGCGATTTGGCTGACCACCAAACCGCTAGACTCTGTGCTGTGCCGAAGCAGTACGACAAGGATAGACTTATTACGGTCGAACCTTGTTATGCCACCTTCGTGCAGCAAGCCGCCCGACAGTATATCCTGCAATCGATCCACGAAGGACCCCTCGCGGGGACCTGCATGGATTTGGGATATACTGACGGTCAGAGTATTCAGCGGAGGCTCGCACTGCGGGCCTCTCGGAAGAAGAACCTCGCAACACTGGACCTGAGCGATGCATCCGACCGAATAGGTTGGCTGCACGTCCAGCAGGTGTTCCCGCCCCACATCCTTGATTGGTTGTGGCAGGCCAGAACGCCCTATATCCAGTACTACGAGGATCTGGGCCAGGTCGGGAACCATGATGAGCTAGTCCAGAGGCATAGTCCGTTGAGGATATATGCCGGTATGGGCAACGCCACCACATTCCCGATTGAGACCCTATTCTTCGCAGCGTTCGTCTATGCCTATGCACGTGCTCATGGTCTAAGGACCTTTGCAAGTGTATTTGGCGATGACGTCATCTGTCACTCTGACACGGCTCGAAGGTTGGCCACGGAGAGCTTTCCGTTCTTCGTGGTTAACCCACTCAAGTCGTTTCTTGGTGATGATGATCTCCGCGAGAGCTGCGGTATCTTTGCCTACAAGGGCGCAGATATCACAGTTCCAAAGGTAGATGGCTTCCCAAACACTTGGGAAGGCAGAACCGGATTATGCGACCTGCATAGACGTCTGGACAGCGGGGCGGTTAACTCCCGTTGTCTTAAGCGTCTTGCAGGCTGCATCGCCGGTGAGCACCAGCTTGTCAACTGGCCCATCCACCTACCAGGTTACCCGTCTATCAATGACTCGATAGAGGGTCTCCTGCACGGCTACGATTCGCTGCCTGAATCCCGATGGAACAGCAAGCTACAGCGCCGAGAGTACCGGGTGCCGATTAGGCGCCCGCGCTATCGGAGCTACCCACTCGACTGGCAGCGGGCACGAATGACTAACGCGCCTGCGCCGGAAGAGTGGCTGCCTGCTGTCCTGCTCGGGATGGTCAGTACGCCGG